GAAGTAATCAAGCCTGACAACTCAGCGGAAATGGCTGCATTGAAGGCAGAAGTTGAAAGACTAAGAAAGGCTAATAGTGAAATATTAGATGATTACAAGAAAGCTAAGGAAGCTGCAAAAGCTGTTCCTCAAGATGTAGATGTAAATGCTTTGATCGCTTTTAAGCAGAAAAAAGAACAGGAAGAGCTTGAGGCAAAAGGCAGATATGAGGAGGCTACAGAAAAACTAGCTACTCAGTATAGAGAGGCAGAACAACAGCAAAAGCAAAAGATTGAGCAGTTATTAGCTGAGAAAAGACAACTTGAAGTTGAAGCTCCAGCAGTAACAGCACTTGCTGATGTTGTACATGACCCTCAATATGCCTTGTCACGCATAAGTAAAGATCAACTTGCAAGAGAAGCAGACGGCACAGTTGTTGTTGTTGATGGATACAACAGAACTAACGTCAAAGAATGGGCAATGGCAAATATGCCACAGTGGGCTCAAAAGAATCCAAGACCACAAGGCGGTGGAGCAACGACAACAAAGGTACAGACTGAGTTTGTTTCTAATGATAAAAACCCATTTGCAAAAGAGTCATTCAACCTTACAGAGCAAGCTAGGTTATACAGAACAGATATTAATAAATATAATATGCTCAAAAACGCAGTTACAGGTTAGTATATAGACAACG